TCGGAAGTGCCTCCGCTGCTGGCCCTGTAGTTGGTCTTGAGCTCGGGGCCGCCTCCTAGCCCTTTGAGCCGATGACGTGGCAGCCCGGCCCTGGCTAACGCTGGGGCCGGGCTTGCCGGTGGCATCAGCCGGGAGGAGGTGACTTGTGCAGGTTGAGTTCATTCGTGATTGGCGTTGGTTCCGACGCGGGCAGGCTGTTGAGATTGCCCGAGGTCGTGCCGATTTGCTCGTCCGCCTCGGGCTGGCTCGCCCGTTATCTCAAACGGCTGCTCGACCGTCGACGGCACGAACAGCAACGGCAGAAGAAGCCCCAAAGAAAGCACGACGCAAGCGAGCAAAGCGGAGCAAAAAGTCATGAGATACCGAACGCTCCGCCGCCTGACTGATCCAAGCGTTGAGCCGGTCAGCATCGCAGAGGCCAAGGCCCATCTGCGGGTCGAGCACGACGCAGATGATGCGGTGATTGCTTACTGTATCGCCGCAAGCCGTGAGTGGGTTGAGGAATACCTCGACGGCACGCTGATGCTGACCCAGTGGGCGATGACGCTTGACCTGTTCCCGCCGCATATCAACCTGGCGAAGCCGCCGATGGCGACGGCTGAAGGCTATACCGACGTGACGCTGACCTACACGACCGATACCGAGGCCGTGGTGACGCTGCCAACGTCTGATTATCGTGTCGACAGGCACTCATGGCCGGGCGTTCTGCGGCCAAACTACGGCGACAGCTGGCCCGCTCACTTGGCTGATTACAACTCGATCACCGTGACGTGGTGGGCTGGCTTCGGGGCAACTGGTGCAGACGTGCCACAGCGGATCAGGTCAGCGGTTCTGATGCTCTGCACGCACCTATACGAACAACGCTCTGCGGTTCTCGTCGGTCAGGGTGTGGTCAGCAAGCACATTGAGTACGGCGTGAGGTCGATGCTCGACGCTTCGCGATGGGGAGGCTACGCATGAGCTGGAACGGCAGAATCAACGTAGATGCTCTGGTGCATGACGAGGCCGCGGACGCGATCCGCGTGCTTGACGTGGAGAGCAGCTTCACGGTTGCCACTAAGACGGCCATAGTTACCGGCACGGCCACCGAGGAAGGCGTCAGCATCTCGCCCGACGACGAGCACGAGATCGCCTACACGGACGCCACCGGGGCCGTGGTGACGTTCTCCAGCGTCACCATGCTGCTAGTCAAAGGCACAGACGCTCTCACGGTGTCGGTCAACGGTGGCGTTGAGTTCAAGTCTGCCGCTGGGCAGTGTGCGTTGTCCGCCACTCCAGGCATGACGACCGAGACAATCAACATCACCGGCACGGGCACGTTTACGCTTCTGATTGTGGGGACATGAGATGCAGCCCGGCCTGTTGCGTGAGCGAGTGGAGCTCCAGAGAGCGGCGGAGACGCGGAACGCTCTCGGTGAGGTTACGCAGACGTGGCAGACCTACGCGACCCGCTATGCCAGCGTGCTGACGCTCAGGAGCCGCGAAGCGTTGAACGCCCAGCAGGCCGGGCTCTCTGTCACGCACAAGGTCAAACTCCGCCACATTGACGGCCTGAAGTCGTCAGACCGAATCCGCTGGCGAGGCCGCACGCTGGAGATTGTCAGCGTGCTGGAGTTTGAGCAGTTCACTGTCCACGAGCTTCTCTGTGAGGAGCAAGCCTGATGGCAAAAGACCTGAAAGTAACTTTTGAAACGCCTCTGCTCAAGCAGCTCGCCGAGGAACTAAGGGCAAAGCTTGGAGATAGCAAACGTGCGGACGGCCTTTTCAACAAGCACATGAGGGCAGCTCTCAAGGTAGCCATGCAGCCAGGCGTTAAACTCTTAAAGGATGCCACGCCGCGAGGGCCAACAGGCAATCTCAAGAGGTCTGTTCAAATAATCACAAGAGAATACCGAAAAGACGGCGTGTGGTTTGGTGCGGTTGGCTATTCCGCCAGTGGCGCAAAGTCACGCATATCAAAGGCCGGTTTTAGAACTGGTAAGAACCTTGGCTACCACCAAGGGCTGGTTGAGTTTGGGACTGATCCGCGACGAACAGAAGGCAGGATTGCATCGAGTATCAGCAGGTTCACTTCTCTGACAGTTACAAACACTAAAAAAACAGGGCAGCTGAGAACAAAACCAAAACCACCAAAAGGGTTTTTCAAGTCGGCACCTGGAGGGTGGAGTGAGCAGGTCGACCTTGGTCAAATGCGACCGCAAAAGAACATTCCGAAGGTCTACGGCATGGCGGATGATTTTATGGAATCTGCCTTGAGGCGTGACATGACCGACAGAGTTGAGAAGGCATGGAAAAACTTTGATTGGGTCAATCGGAATAAAAAATGAAATACCCCGAGCAAGTCATCTGCCGTGCCCTATCCGCGACTCCCGCAGTGGCTCGCCATCTGGGGTTTCGCCTATTCCCGATGATCGTGCCAACGTCAGCCCCGCTGCCGTTCGGGACTTACCAGCGGTCTGGCGTGCAGCGAGAGCAGACCATTGGCCTGCCGCCCGGCGTGCCGAGGGTTAACCTAGACATCAACCTGTACGCGGCCAGCTATGCCGTCATCCGCGAGTTGGCTGACGCCTGTCGTGAGCGACTCGACCATTTAGACATCACCTCGCAAGGCGTCTCGGTCTCGAATGTTACAATCGAGGATGAGAGCGAGGACATCGTGCAAATGGAAGGCGGCGACCTTCCGCCTGCGTGGCAGGTAACTTTCCGGCTTTCCGTTCAGTGGAGTGAATAATGCCAGCACCAGCAACCGCGTCAAATATGACAATCAGCCTTCCGGGGAATATTACCTCCTCGGACGTTTTCAGTTTCTCAATCAGCACCTCGGGCGGCGATACGATTGACGTGACACCGCTCACCCAGAACGGCGGCAGCCGCACCTACGTCGGCACGCCTATGGGCAACACCATCGAGGCCAGCGTGAGCTATTTCGGCAGCGGCACGCCGTCCGTGGGCGATGCCGGAAACGTGACCATCGGCGACATCACCTTTTACGGCGTCTGCACGTCAGCCTCCGGAACGGCAGCCGTCAACGACGTGGCCCGGTTCGATGCGACTTACCAGCAAATCTCAGCCTCTTAGGGGATACATAAATGGCAACCAGTTCACACACCACTACCGTCACGGCCCCCGGAATCTCTGGCGGTCTGATCACCAACGTGCAGGTCAGCCAGAGCGGCGACGACGTTCTCGATGCCTCGCATGTCGGCCTGGCCGATGGCTCGGCAGCCCTTCGCTACGCTTCGCCGTTTGAAGGCACAACCGAGGTCAGCATCAGCTATATCGGCGACTCGATCCCGACCGCTGGCGACACTGGAGCGGTGACTGTCAGCGGTGCCATCAGCGTCTCGCTGGCGAATGCGATCTGCACGAGCAGCTCGATCACCGGCTCGGCTGGCGAACTCATCACGGCAGACGCGACCTTCCAGGCTATCAGCTAGCGGGGTGCCGCATGGCTGGAGTTGCTTACGGTGTCACGGTAACGCTGCCAAGCGGCAGCCTGTCTGAAGTCTCGTCGATACGGGCGAGCAAGGGCGGGCTCTCGATTGGGGTAAATAACACTTACAACCCTAACGCTGGCACGTTGACCCTGACGAGCTATGACGACCCGCAGGCAACCATCGGCGTGCGTGGTGCGGTCAGTGTATCGGGACAAAACATAAACTTCACTTTTCCGCGAGCTTATGTGCAGTCGGTTGACACCTCGGCTAATACTAGAGGGGTCGTGACTTACACGACCACCGTCCGCCTCATTGACATAGGGAGCTAGTAGATGTCGGAACTGCTGAACAAGATCAAGGCCGCTGACAAGAAGAACCTTTTGCCTGTAGAAGTGCCAGAGTGGGGTCTGACTGTTTACATCAAGCAGCTGACCGTTGGCGAGCGTGACAGCTTCGAGGCTGAAGCGTTCGCGGCCCGCAAGGGCGATGGGCTGATGGACAACCCCCGCAGCAAGTTCCTCGTGCGGACGCTGTGCGATGAGAACGGCGAGACGCTTTGCAAACCGGAGGAGTTTGCCGAGCTGGCTGGACTGAGCAGCAAGCCAATGGAGCGGCTGTTCGAGAAGGCACAAGACCACAACAGCCTGACAGACAAAGACGTTGAGGAGTTGGCAAAAAACTAAAGGCCCGGCCTGTGCGGATGTTTTTGTTCCGCCTCGCCGGGCACCTTGGAAAAACAGTAGCAGAGATCGAGGCGACGATGACCAGCCGCGAGCTCGCAGAATGGATGGCGTTTGATTTGTATCACCAGCCCCTCGACAACTCGTGGCGACAGGCGGGCATCGTTGCTTCGGCAGCGTTGGCACCGCACTGCAAGCGTGGCAAGGCACCGGCCCCCGATGACTTTGTACCGAAGGCCCGTCTGCCGCAGACGCCCGAGGAAATGGCCGCCGAGCTCGGCAAGCTCAAGATGCTGACGGGGGGCAAGTGATGGCAACCGCAGTCGGCATGAATTTCCAGATGACCGCCAGCATCGCCAAGTTTCAGGCGAGCATGGATAAGGTCGAAGCCAAGTTGAAAGGCATTGAGCGAAGCGGCAAGCAGACGGCTAGCGGGATGAAACTGCTGGCGGGGATTGAAGTCGGGAAGCTGCTGGTTGGCGGGCTAACGAAAGTTTTTAACGTCCTCAGCTCAGGCGTCTCAAGCGTGACGCAGTTCGCATCGCAGGCTGCCGCTGCCGCCGATGCAATCGGCAAACTGTCGACTATGACAGGCATGGCCGAGGAGCCGCTGCAAGTATTCACGCAGATGGCGGCCTATGGCGGAGTGAGTTCGACGCAATTCGGTGACGCACTCCAGAAGATGAGCCGAGGCATGGGCGAGGCTGCCAACGGCACGGGGACTGCCAAGCGTGCTATCGAAAGCATGGGCCTCAGCGTCAATGACCTGCTAAAGATGAGCCCAAGCCAGCAGTTCATGGCACTCGGAACAGCCATCCAAGGGATCGAAGATCCGGCAAAGCGTTCTGCTGCTGCTGCTGACATTTTTGGGCGAAGCGGCACCAAGTTGATTCCGATGTTTGAGGACTTGGAAGGCAACGCCAGGGCGACGGCAAAAGAGATGCTTGAACTGGGGCAAGTGCTCAGTGGCACTCAGGTCGACAATATCGAGGCGATGAATGATTCTTTTGAGAAGGTACGCAAAACGGCGTTCACTATCGGCCAACAAGTACTAGCAAACTTTGCTCCCGCTATCACGACGGCAAATGAAAGACTCTTGGAGTTCGTCAAGACCTTCGAATATCAAGGAATGACGGGAGGCCAAGCGTTTGTGCAGGCAGCTTCGGACACGTTGAAAAAGGTCGTGCTTGCATTGTCTGGAGCGTTTGACTACTTCCTGAATACTCTTGCAGGAATTGCAAAAGGGATCGCGTCTACCGTCTCAAACATGACGGGAGCCTTGGCGGTAATTGCACCGCTTCTGCCAGGCGTAGGTGCAGAGGACACAGTTG